GTAGCTTTACTCCAGCCGGGAATGGGTTCTTGTATCTCATAATTCAATGTCGAAAATTTGCTTCTGAAAGATTTTAAAATTCATCTCAATGTCGTAGAGAGCATTGTGGAGTCTAGATTTATCATGGTCAATATTATATTTCTTCAATAAAGCTAACTGGCTAGTCTTCAACCCTCTTTGGAAAAAGTTGACCCACTTATACTGCCAGTAAATAAAGTTATCCATATCTGGTGCGTCATTCTTTTCTATAGCTCTGGCTAGACTCAAAGTATCGATAATGCGGTCAATATACGAATGGTCAGACCCTAACCCCAAAAGCTTTCTCCAGATGTTTATCATGTAAACGTCAAACCCTAGAAGGTTCTGCCCTAAGATAATATATTCTGGATTATACAACTCTTTAGAAAAATCATCCCACACAGCTTTCGGGTCTTCAGCATTCTTTTTGTAATGCCTGTCATCAAAATGATTGATATTAGCTGCCCCCTCAGACATATTTAAATCAGGCCAAAATAAATATCGATCATTCTTCTCAAGAATTCTACCGCCTTGAGCTATGACCCAAGAGACTTGGAAAGGTTTAGATTTTAATAAGTTCAATCCCTCTGTCTCTGTGTCTAAGACAAGATACTTCTGCCTCTTGTCAAAACGTAATAATTGATCATTCATAGGTTTTTAAAAAACTTTCTAAGCTGAATTCATCACTTCCAAAGTGATTGAGGTTTGGACTCTGCAAGCTAGCCTGTCTACCGAAAGACCGTCTAGACAATATCTTATAAGTTTGCAGAGCTTCGACATCTTGATCATCTTTATACAGGATGGTCTTAACCTTGGCAATCCTATATTTGTCTTTTGCATATAACGCAACCTTAGACCATAGCAGATGATCGAATGGCAATTTGTTATTCTCGACCCAAAAAACAGGATTAAAATTATTTAAGTCTGGGATGCAATTCTTATGGAAGAAATTATTCTCGTGAATGAAGCTATCGTAGAAAGGCACTACAAAGCTAAGATGATCTGCGTCCCAAAGTTCAGAAAAACTTTTATAATCTATTTTGCCTGTAGACTCAGAAAAAGCTCGTGAGTATATCTTGTTCAAGAGTTTGCAACCCTCGTCATCTTTAGCGAAGATAATGTTTTTGTGATCCGAATCCTTATCTTCAGCAGACATATCATTACAAAAAGTCAACCTCAAACCATAAAAAAGGTTCAGCTTATTCCTCTGACAAGCTTTGAAAGCTTTCATGAAGCTGGTCAAATTATCCTCAACCAAAACGACATCATTAATGTCATTGTCCATACACATTTGAATGATTGAATCAGGGCCAACGCCATGAGATTCATCATCTAATGTCAAGATACTTTTTCCAAATGAGTAAGTAGATCTAAAAACAGGAGTCATCACTCCTTAAATATACAGATCTAGAAACGCACGTCAAGAACAATAAGCAGGGCAACCGGGATAATATTCTATCTGGTAAGTGCAACCCTCTGGGACTAGGTCTTCTGAGAAATCTTCTTCGAAGCAAGAACCAACAGGCTGGCCAGCTTTATTTTTAAATAAATAATAAAAGAAATCAAACTTCATAGAACAGTGCCATTTTATGTTGCCGTCTTTCTTCAACTCCCCTTTTTGTTTTGCAAAGCCACAAAGTAAACGCCCACTGAATGAATTGTCGGAAGGGAAACTTTTCCTAGCAGCTAAATTGCTCATAGCGTCTTTTTCTGAAAAACCGTCTAGATATTTTTGAATCTCAGTGAGTTGCATCTCAAAGCCTAAAAGATCCTCATCACTCAACGGCTCCATCCTCATAACACCGCTTTTCTTGGCATCTGGATCTAGATCAAATTTAACAAAGAGGAATTCACTCTGTTTGTTTTTATACTCAGGAAATAAATGTTGACTAGCTAAGCTATACATTAAGTCCTGCATATTATCTTCAGCGTCTTTCCCTTTAAAGACTTCTTTACTAGTTTTAAAGTCCCTAATGAGAGCGAATTTTTGTTTTTTGTAAAGGAAGAGTTTATCAATAAAACCTCTAATCCTGTAGGCAATATCCCCATCGTTTTTGACTATATCGAAATCCTGCTCAGAAAGCTCCTCTGTTGGGTCATCCAAATCATATCCAAAAAAATCATAGCTCAAACCATTAAAGGTCATCTCTTTAATCATTTGGATGTTCTCTTCATCATCTACCCCCACCCGGCGAGCATGTTTCATTACTAGACGCTCAACACAAGGCACAGAAAAGATATCCTGCTCCTTCATTATTTTGTCATAATGCTTCCTATGACGTGGGTCACCAAGCACTTCAAAAATCAAATGACATATAGAACCTCTTCTAGCTCCATCATTGCTAGTGTCTGGAAGTTTTAGTTTATACTTGCACCAATACAACCAAGAACAACTCTGAGCTGTTTTTATTCTACTAGCAGAAAGAGCTGTTTGCGGTTCACTCATTTAAAATTTCTGATTTCTTAATGTCCTTCTGAGAGAACTGGTTTTTATTTTGGCTAATAAATAAAGCTAGCTTCTTCCTCTGCGAGGGCTTATCAACCTCTTCATCTAGCCAACTTTTGATATTATATGAATTTTCATGAGCTTCTCCAAAATCATTTGCTTTATTCGGGGGAAACTTAACAGATAAAATATCTAAGTCGAAAAAATGTGATAACTTGAGGTAAGCTTTAGCTGCCCCTATCAAACCTCTATTCTCAGAAGAATGGGCGTCATAATTAGTAGATACAATCACATTATCTAGAGCTTTAGAAGAGAGGTAGTTGATGATATTACCTCCAACAGACAATCCGAACATCACCAGAACGTTTTTCACACCATTTTCATAAAGAGCTAATGCATCACCAATACTCTCCACAAGAATAACTGTTTTAGTACGGAGTATTTCCTCATCGCACTCATGGTCTGGAACGTAAGCTGGATATACCCAACCAGACTTCTTGCCTATATGTTTCCATTTAGGGATGTTGTTCTGTATCTTCCCTGCGTCCACACTTCGCCCTGAAAACCCAATGATCTGTGAATCGCTATTGTAAACAGGGAATACCATCCTGCGATACATTTTGCCTACACCAGATAAACCCACTTTAAAAGCTTTCTGGGTAGCTTCTGAAATACCTCTTTCTTTATAGAAATTATAATGAGGGAATAACTTTTCTAGCATTTCGTCTGGGTATATCTTTTCCATTTCTATCCTCTCTACTGGTTTAGTAATAAAAGTCTTGCTCTTTCTAATCTTTTGGAGAGTCTCTGAAAATTCAGATTTGTCACCTACAGTCATCCTGACTAAAGACTCAAAAGTTTGAGAGCCTTTACTCTCAACAAAGTCCATCCAAATCCCCGTGTTCTTATAAATCTTTAGAGCTGTAGCGTTATCCCCGTTCCGGTAAAGAGCTTGCGCCCTCCAGTGATCACCACAATCAATAAGATTGTAACCTATCGACTCAAGAATTTTCTGGAACTCCTCCGAATGAATCGAAGTCTGGGATTGGTGTTGGTGTTGCATCTGGATTACTTTGGTCTAGTTCTGGATCTCCGTTTCTAACTCTTATAATATCACGAAGGTCTCCCCTCTCTGAGATATTAAAATTATTAAAATCAAGATTAATAAAGTTCTTCCTTAATGAATCATCCACTTGAACAGGTTCAATAGCTCCAGATATATCTCTACCCAAACTTCTGTATTTAACACTGATCATCTTATGAGTCCCGAACCTTACTCCTTCTTCTTGGATCTCATCCTCAGTCTTCCTTCTCAGAATGAACATATGTGAACAGAATTGTGTAATCCTATCAGATAGAGAAACAATACTCTCATCATCAACAATATTCTGGGAGTTCCGGTTGGTGGTAATACCGCTCCTATTAGATTGAACAGAAGTAATCATTGGAATGACAGGTTCACCATCTTCAAGAACATCTTTCTGGATGCACCTTTTGAATTTATCAACCATCTCCCCGACGACCTGCCACTCATTCTGATTAGAGTTGGCTGTATTAGTCGTCTTAATATAGTCAAAAGAAAAGACCATTTTGTTACCGCGACCGACTGTAGAGTAGTAAAACCTCTTCAAAGTATTTATCATCCCATCAACATCCATCCCCCCTACATTGTAGTAATAGAATTTAAGTTTGTTAATTTTGGGCCAGACAGAGCGAACTTTCTCGACGACATCTGCACCAGCAGCCCTCCATTTACCACTCTCCAACAAATGCATGGGGACTCCAGAATGAGCAGCGCATTGACGCATCATAAGCTCTTCCTTGCTCATCTCTCCATTATCAAAATGCAGAACTGGGACTCCATATTTCAAAGCTACTTTTGTAGCGTAATCCATGCAGTATTGTGTCTTACCAACTCCTGATCGAGCAACTATGACAGTAATGTTTCCGGGCCGTAACAAAGAACCATAAATATCATTAACTTTCTCATGCGGCCCCATCATGCCGAACTCTTCAATAGGGTTGTTGCCCCGCTCCTCAATCAGAGCCTCCATGTCATCATAGATATTCTCTGGGACATCATTACCTATCTCAAACAAGTTGATCTTAGAATTGTAGATATGATCTGCCGTCTCGACGATATCTCTATAAGAAGATTCAGGCTTGATAGCTTTCATCTTCTTACTTATATCCTCACAAGATTCTAAGATTTCCCTCCTTATTGAATATTTTTTAAGCTCTTTGCAAGTCTTTATCAAATTGCCCGAAGGGACAGATCTCATCGCTAAAGATTTGATATAATCCGCAGGGATAATATTCCCCGCAAAGCTTAAGCCGACCTCATTAACCCTTTGAGCGATAATTACATTATCCACCTCATCCCCAGCATCTACAGCTTGTTTGATAACCCTAAAGATAGTAGAATGCAAAGGGGAACCCTCTGAGTAAAAATCCTTATGACTTATAAAGTTGGATATTTCAATCAAAGACTGAGGATCTTTTAGAAGCCCAGCTAACAACTGCTTCTCCAATTCATAGCTATAAATCATTTGTCAACCCCCTGATCAGATTTAGATTTTATCAAGTAGTCCTCTAAAGCTTGCTGCAAGCCAAGCTCCATAATCACAGAATCGAACTTGGTATATATGACTGGCTCTCCAGATTCATTCGCCACAACCATGATAAGACCCTTGTAACGTTCCGAATCTCCAGAAATTTCGTATATCTTCTCTACTAAACCTTCTGGAATAGAAAATAAATTATCTTGCTCATTCATAAGTAAATATCTCTGTCCTCGAAAAACGATGTCGTAACATCATCGTTTGGGTAGATCTCAACTAGATTTATATCGTTCATTTCACAGAAGTCCAGCTTTTTTTGATCCCTTTTTAATTGATCTAAATATTTAAGCTTATTCTTGTGAAAGTGTTTCACATACTTCGTATGTTGCGCCCCTTGAACCTCTATAGCTATCCTTTTATTGGCGTTATAAAAATCTAGAGACAAACGACTGCCGACTATCCTAAACTCCTCAAATACTATATCCAAGTGCCAATAATTCCTTAAGAAATCCTTTACACCTTTTTGGAATTTACTCCTGCTGGAGCCTTCCCAATCTATGCGATATTTTTTAGGGTTTTTTAAATTACGGAGTTTGCCGTCTACAGTGTAGAACTTCATTAAGTCTTAACCTAACTCCTCAATAGCGTTCTTAAAATAAGAGACAAGGAATTCACAAAAGCCTTCATTACCTTCTATGAGCTTAAATAAATTATTTTCGCCTTGAATTTTCTCTGGTAAATCAAAATCCGTATCCTGTAGAACCTCTTTGAAATCTTCTGTGATACTCAACCAAGCCCCGCTCTTCTTAACGAACTCCCAAGCCAAGAGCAGGTCTACTATTTCTTTTTCAATCCATATCGACTTACCTCCTTTTTGCCCGTATCTAATAGGATAGCTAATAGAGGTGTTTGTCTTTTCGTTGGGAGATTTTTTAACAGTGACTTTAGCGAAATGACCTATAGGAGGGTTAGTCTTAGAATCCATCTTCTTCACTGATGCATTCCGTAAAATAGCGTCCCCATTATAGCGAGGCTCAAATTGAATAATCCAATTAGCAAAGTGAAGTAAAGCGTTACCTCCTGTAGCTGTAGTCTGTCTTACTGGAGCTTTCGTATACGGATCTAGCTTTATATCCGCTCTTACTTGAGAGATAAAAATAGCCATATGACCTCTTTTTTGCAGAGCTATGGACATTTTCTTCATGAAGACGCCAGCAATTACAGCTCCCCCAGCAACTTTAGTAGAATCCTCAAAATTCTTACCCACATCATTCTTGGGAATTAATCCATCTACAGAATCAAGCACGAAACAATATTTAGCTTTGTCATCATTAAATTGAACTAACCTCCTCATTAGATCTACCACGATCTCATAAATGTTGGACTCGAAAACAAAACAAGTGCCGTCAACCCACTCGTCAGCACTAAACACGAAATTAATACCAGAACGCTCCTTCATCTCTGGAGAGAGCCTCCCTTCAGCTTTAATAAAAACGCCTCGCGTCCCCGGCATCTTTAAAAAGTTCCTCATCACCTCCAATGATTCAGAAGTTTTACCCCCTTCGTTCATGCCCACAAATCTATGTAGTCCGGGTCCGAAACCTCCGCCCAACTGCAAGTCAAATTCTAAAGAACCGCTTGAGACCTTGTAATTAATCTCCTCCTCAAAGTTATAATGATCTTCTTTAGTTTCCTTAAGGAAACCCTTAAGCATTGTATTTGGATTCTGTTCTTTACTCATCTAAAAAATCTTTTAATGTTTTCTTCTTTTTGACAGGAACGAAATCCTCTCCAGATTTCTCACCTAAAATATACTCTGGATACCTAGATTTGTCAACCACATAATTAAAAGCTCTGAACTTCTTGTCAAGTGCTTTTTTCAACTTAGGACTGACTAGGTAAGTTAAGGAGTCAAACTTCTTATGGAAATTAACCACATTCATAAACTCTAGAGAGTATCTCTCACACAAAACATTCAAATGCTTCATTTGAGCTTTGTAAAAAACCCTCTTACCAGATTCAGGATCAATAACTAGCCTTTCTAAGATATCTATTTTGCTAATTTTTACTTTAGGCTTCTTCTTAGCTTTAAAGAAATGGCCGCACTTACATTTTTTAGCCCTTGATCCAACTACAGCGCCACAATCTGGACATTGCTTTTCTCCTACTGCCATAGAGGGAGTTTAATACAAGTTCAAATCATTGACAACCATTTTTCTTACCAAGCCAATAAAATTTGTTTTTGGCTTCCACTTAAGAAATCTACGAGCTTCTGAAGAGTCTCCCCAAAGCAATTCGACTTCAGCAGGACGATAAAAATCTGGGTTTATCTGCAATAAAATCTTCCCATCATGAATGTATTTTTCATCTACTCCATCGCCAACCCATTGACATTTTTCAAGAGCAAATCCAGCGAAGTTGAAAGCTTGTTCCACAAACTCCCTAATGGTATGAGTCTCATTAGAAGACAAAACGTATTCTCTAGGCTCCTCTTGATTGAGCATAAGCCAAATACCCTCTACAAAATCTTCCGAGTCACTCCAATCTCTCTTAGCGTCTACATTACCTAGTTCAAGAGGTTTGAAATTATCTAATACATACTCATTCTTAATTCTAGCGACATTCTTAGTTATCTTCCGAGTGACAAATTCTTCTCCACGACGAGTTCCTTCGTGGTTGAATAGCCAGCCTTGGATAGCAAATAAATCATATGACTCTCT